CCGGAGCTTGGTATTTACCAATGGCGTGATCTGGAGACATCATATTTGCAGTCACCCAATCTATCCCCTTCTTCTCAATAGCATACTTAGTCTGCTCACACTTTGTCATATACTCTCCATATCTAGTGGGCACTCCAAATCTTCTTTCTATAATTGGCTCTATGCTAGTTCCTTCAAATGTAGTTTTTCCAGCAGAGCAAAGCTTAGAGCACTTCCAGCTTCTTCTAAGCTCAGGAACATCAGTGTCCTTTATTACCTCAAACTTAGCCCTTATCATCTCCAGAGTTTCCTTAATATCGCTATCTTGGAAGTGTAGCGTGAACGGCCCTCCATCATTCATAAAATGAATAGTAATTAGAAATGATTTTACATGAGGGTAAAGCTTCTTGACAGCTAGATGATACATTCTGAGTTGGGGATCATTTTGCAGCTTAGCAGGAGTCTTCTCTTTCCCAGTTGCCCAGTCAAGTCTTCTTCCTGTCTTCCAGTCTATTACTTCGTATGTGTCGTCACCGACATCAGTTATAAGATCTATAGTACCCTTGAGGGCCAAATTACCAGAAAGGCTTGTCCC